GGGACACGTAATAGCAAAATGCACAAAATTTTCTTCCCCAACAGCCAAAACTTTGTGCAAAATGTCAATAGACACAAAATATAGTGCCCACGCCCCTTAGGGTAGGGGAGTGGGCACAAAATGCGGTTACACGTTATACAGAGACTGTACTAATTTTTTGCAAGTCGGGTTCCTCGTTGCTAAGCTCTGTACCTGCTACTGTGTTGATACCCATGATATTATTATTGCAAGCTCCTTCGAATCTTATTCCGGCCAGGTAGAAATAATCGGCAGTTTCTGGGATAATGCTATTATTAGTGACACGATTAAAGCTGCTGGTTCCTGTGACTCTAATTGCATAGTCGTTATTCCATTTTTTATTACGATTGACAACGTTATCGCTAATTACTCCCGCGTATCCGTCCTGAACGTTAATAGGGTGATCTATGTTGATAAACTGATTTGTTGTTAAAATAACACCTTGGCTACTTTTAACAATAATTCCGTTAGATTCTCTGTCACCTAAAAATACGCTGTTAGATACGGTTGCACTCGAATTTACAAATTCTATGCACGTATCATGAGCATTAAAATATCCGTTGTCAATCGTGACCTGACTGCGCCCTAGATTAGTGCAATAAATGCAGCGATTGCACTGATCTGCCGTGTATCCGCGAATAAAAATGTTCCAAGCCGCTAGAGCTGTGCCTGTACTATTGATTTGAATACCAAAATGCGGGTGAGCACATTCGCAGTTGTCTATATAAATATCGCGAATATCGTTGCTATTGTAAATGATGAATTGCGAGCTATCGCAGTTTAGATTTAACATACTGCTGTTGCAATTAAAAAAGCGAATAGAGGCGTTGCCGCTTATAGCGGCAGGGCCGTCGCTTGTTTCGTCTACCACGAACGAACAGTAGCTATCCCCCGGTGTGCTAGTGTAGTAAGTATCGTGAAATACATTCCACACTTGCACATTGATTGTGTTTTTATAAAAGCCGACTCTGTGGCCACCAACACAATGTAGGCTGTCGAAGAAAACTCGCTGAGCACCTTCAACTTCGGTGAATTGCAACACCTTTTCGACTGTTGCGCACAATGTGGCATTCACCAACCATGTTCTTTCAAGGAAACCTTCTGAGGCCGAAATGCACGCATTAGCGGCGTCAAATGCAATAACTCCACCGCAAAAATCATATCTGGTATGCGATGCCATTAGGACTTTGTTTGTCAGATGATACGGCGTATCAGCCGATACGGTGTTGTTGGTGGCGTTCCAGGTACCAGGAGATGGAAATTTAATAGTACCTGTAAAATCAATCAGCGCTCCTCCTCTGAATACATCAGCCAGACCAGCGTCGATAAACCAATCACCGAGTACAAGCCCCCCTGTAACTTTATATTTGCCGCCTTTTGTACGTTTAAAATGCAAACAGCAGGGCGCCACCGGTGCAGACATTGTAATTGTTACACCCTGCGCAATGATTATTGCATCGTGAGTCATCAGCGGGGCCCCAATATCAATAGTCCCTGTAATTAGATACTCACCGTCTGGGAAGTACAAATCTTTACCTGATGCAATGGCTTTTTTTATAGATTCAGTGTCATCAGTAGTGCCATCGCCCTTAGCGCCGTAGTTTTTCACGTTAGCGTAGTCAAGCACTTTTTTCACGTCCTGCTGCAATTGATCAATGCTATTTTGCAGCTGATTATCAGCACCCTCCCGGGCCGTTTTTTCCGCGTCAATAGCCGTCTGTAGCTGGGTGTCGGCGTTCTCCCGGGCCGTTTTTTCTGCGCCAATATCCGTCTGTAGCTGGGTGTCGGCGTTCTCCCGGGCCGTTTTCTCTGCGCTCAAGCCCTCATTAAATGCAGTGATAAGGTAGTGCAGAACTTCATTTGTGGAGCTGCTAACGCAGTTGGAGCCGGGCACATAGGCATCACCGGCGATCATTGCTCTTGTGACACGTACCAGCGCCCCGTTTACCCAGACAAGATCGTTGACCGCTCTATTCGCTGTCGCGGAGGGGCTGTGCCCCTCATCGTTGGGAGTAATGGCTCTTTTCACATCGGCCCAAAGTTCATCGAAATTGCCAATTTTGGTCCAGAACTCGGTACGGTCCAGAGAAACACCGGACGGCACCGGCTGCACGGAAAGATAGGCGTTGCCGTTGCTGTCCACAACAACGGTGTTTGCCTCATACTGGCTTGTGATGTCCCATTGGATCGGGTCTGCATACTTGATTGTGGCCAGGCTGACGAAATTCGTCAGTTTGGTGTTGAATTCGTTCAGCTCGTCCATAATCCAATCAAGATTGAGATCATGGAAATTGGTGTAGGGCGCTTTGTGAATAGGATTAATATTCATAAATCACATCTCCTTAATATACCAGCAAACAAAAATTTGCCCGGATGTCCGTAACGATTTTATGGACTGCATTTTCCATTGCAAGGGTCAACTCTTTGGCAATAAGGTCTTGCGGGTCTTGCCCTGCCCGACCCTTCTCGGTCACGGTATCTTTGTAGCCGTCGTGCAATTCCGAGATGTTGTTATCGGTGGTGGTCTGATCGGTGGTGGTCGTGTCCGTGCCGCTGCTGGTAATGGTGTTTCCAGTTCCAAGGGCCGTTGTACTCTTTTCAGCGGTTTGCAATGTCCCGCTGTCAAACCCCGTGACGTCCCGGGTGGTGCTGTCGCTGCCGGTATTCTGGCCGGTGGTGGTCAGGTTAGGCGCTCGGGTAGTTGTTCCCTTCACGCCGTTTGTGCGGTTGATTGTGCCGCCGCTGGTTCCTGCATGGTCGGTGGTTCTGGTTCTGTCATCGGATGCCAAAGCATCGTATTCAAGGCCCAGTGCCTTGGCGTACCGGGTCCAGCTCGGGAGCATGGTTTCAGAATAGACGCCTAGCGCTCTGCGCATAGTGGGGCCATCCGCGTATAATACCTCCAATTCCAGCGTATCAAACAGTAATTGGTTGCAGACAGTTTCTTTAGATACACTGTCAGGGACTTTCAAGTCATCGAACAGTTTCGGGTATCTTTCCAACAGGCCATTAAAGCTCAACGTTGCGTGCATCGTTGTTTACCTCCTGCGCCCCAGTATCGGGCGGAAAACGCCAATCGACCCATAAAGTAGATTTGTCAATTCCAAAGAGCTTGTGCACTCGCTCGCACCCATGCTGCAAGCTGTCCAACCATAGCGACGCTTTGGCGGCTGTCTCAACGTTGTTAGAGTTGACTTCGTCGGTCAGCATCCGCTCTTTCTTGCTGGTGTTGGTGTTAGGGATACCGACTTCCGTATCAAACAGGGCTTTTATGGTTTTAAGGGCTGTCAGCAGTTCGTTGGTGATGAAATTTCCTTTAAGGTCTGTCGCAAAGTACATCCAGGGGGCTTGCCCGGATGCCCCATTTTTAGGCGCTTTAAGCAAAGAGGAATCCACAAAAACGGCGGGGTCGCCCTGCATGATCTGGTCGAACATCTTTTTAAAAGATTCGGCACCGGCCTTGTTACCAGATGCAAACACATACGCCAACCGGCTATTAATTAAATTGCTCTGGATGGTCTGGGCCGCAAGGGCCATCATATCCCCATAATAGGCCACAATATCCACCATACCGCGGTAATCGGGCTGCAAATTGATGATCTCGCACTGCTTCCCGATTTGCAAATAGGGGGACCCTTTGATAAAAGGGTTTGCGATGATGGAGTGTGTGGGATTGTAAAAAATGTTTATGCCGGTCAATCCCATTCGGTCATATACTAGGCCGTAGCGGTCAGTATTGAACACCGTAACACCCCCGGAACCGAAAACAAGATATTGTAAGCGGTTGCTGGGCCAAGTGTCGGGGAGCGTCCACCGGACCATAGACACGGCCTCAAGGAACAGATATTTGCGGAAATAATAGGATAAGCTGTTGCCCTTGGTGTGCATCACGGAGGGAGTCACCGGCGACACATGAGCGTTGATTTGCTCATAGCTGTAGGGCGCACTCATAACAGACGACCTCCTTTTGCCATTTTTAACAGTAACCAAATAGGCAACCTACCGGTGGGCCACGGACCCGGGCCGGGACCCGGCCCGGGACCCGGCCCGGGACCCGGCCCAGGGTCAGGGCCTCCGCCAGAGTCCCATTCTACCTCCCATGTGCCGACCTGATTCGGGATTCTGATAATGCTGGACGGGTCTCGCAGGTTTCCGGCGGCATCGGCGTACTCCCAATGCGTGTGAATGCCCGTTGCGTATCCAGTCTGCCCCTGTGTGCCAATAAACTGGCCCTTTGTAATCGTGTCGCCGACGTTCCATATCTGCGAAGCAAAGTGTGCAGCGCGCCAGGTGGTGCCGTCGGCCATTCGCACTTTGATCATATTGCCCCATGACTGATCTCCCGAGGTACTGCCATTCCAGTGCTGCGCCACGACCACAACGCCCGCCTCGGGCGCGTATGCTTTATGGTTACCGTGCACCGTGTCAATGCCCCTGTGTGGACTTCCGTCCGAGTACGCCGGATAACCGGCGGTCACTCTGATTGGCGACACGTCAGTAATACACTGTTTATATATTGCCATTGTTTACGCCTCCTACTCTAAAAAGAATCCATTTTTCATATAGCTTTTGACGCTGTCAATCTCGGCGGCTGTTGCGGGCAACGCAATATCGGGGTCGTCTACCATAATGAACCCCGGGATACTGAACAGCTGCACCTTCTGACACAGTGGGCGCCCATGGTGCTCGTTGTTGTCGTCCACAAGAATTTTAAAGCGTGCAACTATATAAGGAACCGTATCAAAAGCTATTGTAGACCCAGTGGCGCCCTTACTTGCAACATCAGCATTGGTTGCCTGCGCAGCATTTAAAATACCGTTTCCGACGTCTGAAATAGAACCCCCTGAAAATGCTGCTTGGAGACCTCCGAACGCGGCAGCAATACCCGTTTGCAGCAGTCCTCCGCTGCCGGATGGTATATCAAATGCAATATTTGAAAGTTGAATAGATACCCCGAGTTTGGCGGTTGTCTCATACACTAGCTGATTAGTATTGGTTAATATACGCAAGATGCTGTCGCCGGTGAAAAGGTCCACCACATATTGTATAGACAATGTGTTGGCGCCCCACAATTTAGATGCGTCCAGGGGAATTACTCCGAATGGCTGCAAGAAGATGGTGTAGTCCGTGTAGGGGGACGCATTGCAATACCCTCCACGACTTGCCGCTTGTGGGTGCTTTGGGATACCCACATTTACCGATTTTGTTAAATTGTTGTTATCTGCTCCCAAAATCCAGCAAGGGACGTCTATGGACCACCACCCAACATCCACCTTGGAAACAAGTGGCAAATGTGCGGTGAGTTTGGCAACATCAAATGGAAAGTAATTACAACTTACGATATACTGATACGGATTAAAAAGTACTTTTGTTAAACTATCGCTAATTTCTGCATTATCAATACTAAGATATGACACATCGGTTAGCAATTTAGCAGATAGTTTTCTAGCATTTCCAGGAGTCATTACTACATAGGTAATGGCACCAATGGAATTTGCAGCTTTGGCTATAAACCCAATAACAAAAAACCCCCCGCTTATTGTTTCGGAAAAACCACCTTGAAAAGCGCTTGTCACACTCCGTACTTCGGCTGTTGCTGGATATAGGCCGTCTGAAATGGTGCCGTTATACTTTGCCGACGATCTAACCACATATTCGGTAGAATACCCGATCTGGTCTCGGTAGCTTGCCAGCGTGTCAACAGTCAGCGAGGCCTTCCAGAGACCATCTGAATATGTCCAGTTCTTTACCCAGTAATACCGGCTGAATGTGGGAAGGTAGCAATAATTGTACCCGGTGGGGTCGTTTTGTGCTGCAATCTTGATCTCGGGGTCAATGATGTTGCATGGGGCTTTAAGGTCAATTCCGAACTCCTGCCCACCGCTGGGCAGCTTTGTGCTGTTTGTGCGCTTTGCAAACTGGTAAAATATAGCTTGCATTTTGCACCTCCTATAAAATAACCGGCGGGCAGATGCCCGCCGGTGCCGGTCAGGACTTCGAGGGGTCCTCGTCCTTGTGCGTGGTGGTTTTCAGGGTGGAGGCTCTGGTTTCGCTGCCCGTGGGGGGGTTAGTGATGTCTGTGGAGGTCATCAGGAAGAGCACGGCGTTCTCGGTGAAGTCATCATACCACGACCAACCGTAATGATACCAGAAATTCGTATACAGGCCGCGGGCGTTCATGGGCGTAGGAACCACGCGGGACAGCTTCGGAGTGTAGCCGATTGTATCCCAGTCCAGCAGACATCCGAACACATTGGTAAGCTTCACTGGGGAGTGCTTGCGGGATTCCCCCGTCTGTAGGGTAATAATAGGAATCGCGGAAATGGTCTCGCGCTCGTCGATATTCTGCCAGAACGTAACCTGTTCGGCGTCGCGGTATTTCAACATGTTATCGTGGAATACCTCGGGAATTACGCGGGCGTCGATCTGGCTCTGCGTGCCACTGTACAGATAGAGGTGCTGGCGATCATAGGGAGTGTGGCGCATAATGTTGTACGTCGTGCTGCCAATCTTCCAGTTCTGATGCCAGTTGACGGAGCGTTCCTTCATCAGGCGGGAAATATCGTTGATACGGCCATAGGCATATTTGGCAAATCCCGGGAAGTTTGCTTCTTTGTACACGTCCTGCACCGTCAGTGCGGTGCCCTGCTGGGCGTTGTACTCGTCAAGCAGATAAATGATGCTTTTCGTGTTGGCCGCAGTCATGCCGGTCAGATGATTGGCCATCAGGTTGGCGGCAAGGTTACGGCGGTCTGCCTCAATCTGGTTCGACAGATGCAGCACGAACGAGGACCAGAACTGTGCCAGTTCCTCAGGGCCCTTAAATGCCGCCTCCATCTGGGTATCAGCCTGCGTGTACACGCGGCTGTAGTTGGTCTGGCCATAGTAGTTTGTCTGAAGGACTTTAGGCTTGTGAACCTCGTACATATCCACGCTCTGGCCGTCCGCCAGCGCCCATGCCTTGTCGGTGACGGGGTCAGTGTCACAGAAATTGATCTTCCGAACATGGTTAGACCAGTCGTCGCCCGTCACCTGCAAGCGCTTCAAGGGCGCATCGTAGGGGCGCACGGCAAAAATGGTACGTCCCAGCACCTGACTGATCGCTTTGGTGTAATTGTCGGTGCCGGTCAGCAACGTGGCCTGTGCCACAGAAACGAAACTCGATGTGTCCACGATAGGCGACGTCGGTTCCTGGCCGGTGGCAAGCTTGTTAATCTCTGTCAGAATTGCGGCAATGTCCGCAAAATCCATACCAAGAGGCATATCAATTCACTCCTTTCCATAAGTCGGGTCGATGATTCGGGCCGTCACCGTTGCGGCATCTGCCGCCGGCTGCTGCTGGATGCCGAGGCCCAGCGCGTTCGCATGCAACGTCTGCGTCATAGTCTGCATTGCCTGGGCGGTGGTCTGCTGACCCTGCAAAATCTCCCGCAACAGGGTTTCGAGGCCATCATACTGCGGCGCGGGCTGCGGCACGGGCTGCGTCACGGGCTGCGGCGCGGGCTGCGGCACGGGCTGCGTCACGGGCTGCGGCGCGGGCTGCGTCACGGGCTGCGTCACGGGCTGCGGCGCGGGCTTCTCCATAGCTTCGATCTCTGCTTTGGTGTATCCGGCCATTGCGAGGGCCGCTTTTTCACTGATTTTCAACTTTAGTCGCCTCCAATACAACGTATGTGTCATGCGCCAGGCATTTAACGACCTGGTCTTTGTCTCCTTTTGTGACAGGTCCCACGGCACAACACTGCCATGTCTGGGCCGCATCGAACCAGTCGCTATAAAACGGAATGTTCAAACGAGTGCACAGGTCAGCCAGCAGAAACGCACGCTCGTTTGTTATCGACTGGGCGAGAATGATATAACAACCCATGGTTAATCCCCCTTGAGTTTTGCAAAAATTTTAGTAAGAGGCCCCACCAATTCAGGGTTGATCGTTCCAATATTCTCGATAATGCTGCCAATTTCCATCAAGACAAAATAGGCGCAACCGATGGCCGAGAAAGACACATCGACGTTGACGCCCACAATGGGCAAGTAAAAATCAGCGGCAGCAAGCAACCCCACGGCCAGAACTTCCCCGAGTTTGTGATAAAACCCCTGACGCATCACGCTGGAATCGAAACCCGTGGTAGAAAAGGCTTTCACCATACCACTGACAACATCCATACCAATAAACACCAGAACGGCCAGAACTGCATAAACGTTCATATAACATCACCTCCCCATATAGATACAAGTAAATCCCAGGTTCTTGCGCTGGCTGACGCTTGCCCGCCCCTTCTGGGGGCTGCCTGTGGGCACCTGGGATAACTTTAATATACGATACCCGTATAAAAAAGTCAAGTACCACAATACTCGCGAAAGAAAATTTCATCCGAGTAGCGCTCAAACTCAATTTGCCTCTGCAAATACGCGGGCCAGATATACCCATACGCGGCCCTGAATCGTTTTCGCTCATAGTCACCGGTGCCATATGTGGGCATCTCGCCAGACCGATGCCGACACACATAGTAGAGGGGTTTACTCTTGTGCTCATAAATGCAGCACCGCCCAATTTGAACAAGCGGGTAGTATTCCCGGAGGGGCCGGGATACCACAAGACTTTTCTCCTCGGTGCTGTACTGGTTTTCAATAGCGGACCTATAAAAGTCCGTTCCGGTCATAGACCTATAGAGGGCCGTATTGGCTTTCTCTTTGGCGATAGGGCTGTCCACAAGATCAATCAAAAGAATGCCTTTATCGGCCAACAGCTTAACGCGCTCTTTCTTGCCGATCATCTTTTCAACTGTATCTGTAATTTCCCACTGCATATAATAGGGGTTTGCCATGCCAACAGCGTTTGACATACACAACAGCGTCAGGGGCTTCTGCCCTTGCAATTCGCGGTTACGGTTGACCGTCTCATAAATGTTGGCAAGGCCTACACCCTCGCCCCGCCGGTAATAGTCGGACTCTTCTTTCTGGTATTCGTCCAAGATAATTATATTGGTATGGGGGCTTGAAAAACCACGGGTTCGAGCGAGAGTCACTACACTACCCACTACGCCCGACATCTGGGCCGGTTTAATGGGGCTTCCTGTATCGGTATAGGCCCCTGCATTGCCCACTTCATAGAGACCAGCAATTTTAGGCAATTTAAACGGAGCATAATGCGTTTGCAAATCATCGTTCAAAGGTGACCATGGCCACATACTGGGCGACGCGCAAATAAGTTCCGCTTGCTGCGGCGTACGGCGCAAATACAGAAATTCGTCACCGGTCTGGTGAACGTGCTTTAGCGCCCCATAGGTCTTGCCGGTACCACGCCCGCCCCAGATGAAAATAATGGGGGCCCCTGTGGACAAAATGCCATCTTTTTCGGAAAAATTCGGCCATCCTTCGTCGGTGTATAGTTTAATCATCAGACAACCTCCATAATCTTGTACCCTAATATCTTTGCGTATTCGTCGGTAATTCCCAACGTATAGGTATTATCACAAATACACAGGTTTCTTGTTATGTGTACCGTATGCCCGTCAACCACAAAATTGGGCACATTGGGCCGGTCATTATAAATAACCTGATTTCCGGCGGCAAGACAGAACGTAAAGCCGGGCTTGAATACCTCAAAACCACCCCATAGGGCCAGCTCCAAACCGCCTTTCCGCTTGCTAACTCCTGCTATGGTAGTAGTAATCGGCCCACCTTTTTTATAGGTAGTCGCGTATTTTTTTGCGCCCCATGTCATAAACTCCGCATAGCTGCGCTCTTTCTCATACACGCCCATGTAATGAGTATTGCCTTTGGGGTCTGTAGCGCAAGCGCCGTTGTCTTTCGCAAGCTGCGTTACGGCCTTGTTAAAATCCATTAAGTTGATATTACCCATGTATTTGACACTGTCCGTATCACAATATACGCCATTTTTGCCCGCGGCCCATTGCGCTATTTTTAGGCGCTTGCGGGTGTGGGCCGTTGTCCATACGCCCCATTGATACGGTAAGAACAAGTGGGGGCGGTGGTCGTTATAACTGCCCTCCGGGTCGTCGGTGCATTCGCTCCAAAGATTGTCGGGGTCATCCTCGTCAAAAAGTGTGTCCAGCTGCAAGGGGTCTTGTGCGGTCATGCCGTAGTAGCTATTGAGATCGCCCTTGGCCTTGACATAATACAAATCTTGACCGGCCACACCTTTAAGGGATGTTTTACCGGTATAACTCTCTTTTACACAATCCGTCAAGGGCTTTGGCAGTTTGCCATAATCGGACGTATATAGGTCCATAACGTTAAGAGCGTCCCAATCATATTCTTTGGCAATGATTCTAAAATCTATATCGGTTATGGTAATCTCCAACTGTTCAGCAGACAACAGACGGCCATTGTCGTTAATGTATCCTTCACAGTGCCGAACCTTCGCAAGGGGGATATAGGGGAACCCCCACCATTTAAAGCGCTGGCGTAACCCTTTTACTTGCAAGCGCATCAAGCAAGCCTTGCCGTGCCTCATACATTGCATCAAACGCTCTACGGTGGGCAGGTCCTGCCTAAATGGAGTCATAGGAAAATAACATTCACATTGTACGGCAGGGTATGCACTAGACATATCCACGGAACCGACATTTTCCAAATGTAACCCCACATAATAGCGGTTAGCGTGCGTGTCACCACCTCTAAACGCTTCCCGCAACATCTGGTAAAGGTCCCATGACGGCAAAAGGCGCTTGACCCGTTCAATGCCCCATTTGTACATTGCTTCGCGTGCCATTCGCCGGACGTAGCCAGTGCGCGTTAATGGTAGAGTGTACAGGTCGTCGCCATCTCGGGCCATCTCGATTAACAGGCACTCCACAATACACCTGACATCATTGATACAGTACGCTAATTCTGTAGACGTTAATGGCGTCCATGGGTACCGAACTTTGGAATAATCAAGTGCCCCGGTCAATTTGGCATGCGGGGCACCTAGCTGTTTGCCCCAGGCATCAAGGGATAAATTGCTGTGCCGCATACTGCAGCGGTACTCAATAGCGCGATTGTCGCATTTTAAGACCCTGCGTGGCTTGCTGGCGAACACCTCACCCGGGCCAAAATCCAGAACACCCGACAAATATTGAAATTCATGTGCAAGATTGTGAACGTACATACACAGAAACCAGTCGCCTTGCGGGCCGCTGTTGGCTTGCAAGTAATCGCTGATTATGCTTGTAAAGTGCACCCATTCGTCCCACGTCCTACCAATAATGGTTATATCCAAGCCGAGTTGACACTGCCAAATATACATAATGGTGTGGGGATTTCCGTCCGCATCAACACATACTCGGGAAGTCTCAATATCAAACGCGCACGGCATATTCACATATAAGCGCTTCTTGTTTGTTTTGCGTTTCTTGCCTTTTGTGTGTTTGCGGTCTAAATGCTCCATAAGCCACGGGACAGGGTTATAATTACAAGCCTCCGCCAAAACCTCCGCGCAGGTCGGCGGAACTGCTGCCGTCGCTATAGTCCCACTCTTTGCCATAGTTGACCTCGCCTTGCTGCCACTTTGCAAAATCGTCGATACTGACATTGTAGCCGCCTTTCTCGCGCCAGTACATAACCGGCTGATCTGACGGATAGTAATATACACCCGATGCTTTCACAATCTCCCACCACTCTGACAGAGCAGTATATTGATCTTTGGGCACGTCAGCAATATCAATACCGCCCACTTTCATTTTTTGCGTGAATTCTTCACGTGCCCCGCCAACGGTGGAACCTTTAGAACGCACAAAACGCGCTACATCCGCTAGCGCCTGTTCCAATGCTTTGCGGTCTCCTTGCAGTGCCTTTAGAGTTGGGAAACCTCCGGCAAATTCTTTATAAACGTCGCTTGTGCCGCTGATGGGGTCTTTTGATAGGCGCTTAATACGTTTCTGCGCAATATCGCGCAGTCGTGTATATTCTTTGCGCATCTGATTATCTGGCCAAGACTCCAAGGCATAGGGGGTATACAGCTCGGAACTGTATTTAAGGGTTGCACTTGCTTTAGCTGCGCCTACTGCCATGTTTCTTGCGCTCCTTTCTATCCATTATCATATAATACCAGTTCAAAGGGTCCGCTTCAATGCCCAATCCGTTGAAAATGATTTTGGCCCATTCAGAGCGGAAAAACTCAACATCATTGGTTACGACTCCACTATATACAATGGCAGAGGCAAGATATATCATGGAGTCGTCGCAGTTCAGCAAGGTTACTCTGTTATCTATACTTTTCATGGGGCCTCCTATAATAAATATGGCCGCCGCATGTGCGGCGGCCATTGGGTAGATCAAACCAGATTCAAAGACAAAACCTGGCCTTTTTTGGTGCTGATCAGCACCGGTTTGATCTGCACCGGCTCCGTCCACGTATCAGGAGTGCCGAGCAGTGTAAACATCCGTTTCAGAGACTGATAAACGCCCACGGAAACGCAGGCATACGACTGACCATCTTCGGTAATGAGGACAACGCGGGGGGCAATCGTCTTACCCTCGGGGACATCGTCCTTGCTGACCTCCACGCACTCTACAGACACATGGACCAGCGACAGCACCTCATTGACGTGCTCCTTCAACTTGTTGGCGGGGTTGCTCGTCGCATTGTAGAATGCAACCGCGGCAGATCGGTCGGAGAGGTTCATATCGGTGTACCCGACACCGGTGTTCATCACATCGGATACCATCATAGCACCATTGTTCTCGGACTTCATCATCGATTCAGACATAATATAACTCCTTTCATTATGTGCCCTGTCATTATCAATACCGGGCGGGCGGTCCCGATAGACGGCCCGGAGGCCGTTTCGACTTATTTTTTGTTATAAAAGGAATACATGGCCCTCACCCCATCACGCACATGGGCCGCACCCTGATACATAAGATCGGCTGAAACGCACGTTCCTTTAAAGCCCTCAAGGGTGCGTACTTGCTCGTTGCAATGGATGAGAGCTTGCCTGTAACCGGCCAACCAGGCCCGATCTTCTGCGGCTCGGATAGCGTCCTTCGGGTCCTCATACTCGCACCACGTCAATTTGCCGTCGGGGTGAATTTCGATAATGAATTTACGCATTTCCATTTGTAGAGTCTCCTTCCCATAAAATGCCCAGAGTCTTTGCAAGACTGACAATTACCTTGATACTGTCGATGATGTCGGCGGGTGTCAGGTTGAACTGCGTGAGGAACTTCTCCTTCAGT